TTGTAGAACAACTCATTATAAAATATTCCCATTATTTGGGCAGAGGGTCCGTAGTCCGATGCTTTCCTAAATGCCTGAGAAATGGTGTATAAAACGGGAAGAAAGCGATATTCTTCAGGCAATTCTGCCAGGTCTACATTTGAACTAATGTCTGAAGCAGGATAATCCTGAACGTAAAGGCGAATAGTATAGGCGCTGTTAGGCAAAGGCTCGATTCCTATATAAGAACCAGCCTCCCAGAAATATTGTGGAGTAACGCCGTTTACAGGAACATATCCTGCCTGTTTTGGATGAATACGAATCAATCCTGTAGGTGTTCCTGATCCAGGAATATATTCGGCATAAACTGCTTTATTAGCTGTAAATGCCGTTAATCTTGTCCCATTAGAGGTTGTAATATCTTCTGTTCTTTCAATGCATTCTGCTGATGCTGCTACTTCCCGAACGGCATCATTAAGAATGCGTGTTAATTCAGTATCTGTCCAGAAACTAGCCGTATCCTCGTTTAGAACGTCTCTTATTCTGGTCAGACAATTCTCAAGCGTATAAGGATGGGTATCAATCAACAGATAATCAATTACACAGTCAATAGAAACGCCTCCAAGTCCATTTCCCTTTCCACTGACGCCATAAGCATAGCGAAAATCTTTGTTTTCCGTTAAGGTAACGGTTAATTTATCAACAAGATTCTTATAATCCGAATCTGTATAGATATAACAATACAATGTGCCGTATGTTCCAACAGATTCATCTCGTACAATGCGTAAATAATAATCAGTATCTAAAGCAAGAGCATAATTATCAGAAGTCGAGACAGTAGCATTTCTTTCAAGTAGGTAAAGAGAGGCATTTTCCCAATAAACGGCATGAAGGTCTGTATCGGCGGCAATCAAAGTCCCAAATGCCTCAACAGAATCACATAATCCCCAGAGATAAACAACTTCCGTGCCTGTTTGCCCGGTTATCCTAAAATGCAGCCTGAACTCGTAATCTGCGGAAAAGTACCCTGTGGTAAAATCTTTGTAAACATAAGAACTTTCGTCATCGTCTAAATCAGCAACGGTAATTGTATTGCTTGCAACCGTTAATTTGGCAGGAACATCAACCTCTGTATATGATGTATAGTCTTGATATGCCATTTCGAACCTCCTTTAAACCAACAACATAACCCCCAACTCAAAGTCAAGTTACAGGGGCAATTAGGCGTCTTCTCGAAGATTTTTACACTCCTCTTTGAACTGTCTGTTTAGGTACCTTAAAGTTCTCCCATCCATCTGGTATTGTCTCAACAATATTGTTTTTGACTATTTGTATGCCATTAATGGTATTTTTATAAAGTTGGGCAGACGAACTGAATTTGCCGTCTCGAAGCAGCAATCTCCATGCTGCGCCAATTACCAAAAGAGGTTGAAATGCCGTTGGTATCTCTGGCTCATCTGTGTCGGCTACCATTTCTCCTGCTGGATAATCAGCAATAGTTACACTTAAAGCATAAACAGCATTTGGTAAGGGTTCGATGTAAATGTTTTTATCCCATTGAAACCAATATTGTGGGGTAACACCATTTACGGGGACGTATCCAACCATTCTCGGTGTAATCCGGTAAAGTCCTTTTTTGCCAGTTGTGGGAAGATATTCCACATTTTTAATAGTATATCCCATAAATGGAACATGTCGTGTATTTGCTACGGTTGAAATAGAATCGACATGTGTTAAACAAAGTGTTTTTATAGCAATATCACGCTGTGCATCATTGATAGCTCTGTTTATACACGCATCTGTCCACTTGCCCGCAGTGCTTTCATTGATTACTGTTCTGACTCTACTTCTAAGGTCGGTTAAGTCTGGCCATGCCATAATTGCCTCCTTTTTGCTATCTTGAATTCATATTATAACTGCTCCTACCACCACCAATAGGCAGAGATAGACGTATACTCTCTACCTGATTTGAGGAGTTTAAAACAATCAACGAGTCATAACTCTCTTTCGCTATTACAACTACTTCAGAAGATACAGAAACTTCATACTCAGGAGCAAGACGAACAGCAAGGTTATACACAATGGCTTCTTCGTAGTTTGGTGGAAAATCAATCTCATCTGTTACCGCTGCAAAACTACTTGTTTCAGTAAATGGTTTTAAACTATCAATATAGAAAACCTCTCCTGTATCTGGGGTTGGATATACATATAGATATGCAAGTGGGAAAAGAGGATGTAAGAACATTGAATCGGGACGACCAGATGTTGCTTTTGAAGATAGTTCCCGATACTCTCTTTCAGATATGATTTCAACAGGATGGTCTGTATTACCAGAATCTCTAACAAAACCACCCAATAGTCGATGAGGTCTGGTTGTCGTGATGTTTCCACTAGAACCCCAAGTATAAGATGCCTGTGTAGCAACCAGACTGAAACTTTCCTTCGTAGAAGCAAAGACAAGGATTTGCTTCTGAGCCCATGAGCGAAGCATCATCTGAAGATCGAGCAGTGCATCTGCTTGCCTTACCGACAGAATATCTCTACCACTCTCTAATTGCCCTATTTTTTTTAGGCTTGCCTTGAGGACATCTAAAACAACCATAGACATCTCCTACTTTTTGTTTTTGTGCGTTGCAATCCCGTGCATATTTAATGCCCTGATTGACTTAAACTCCTTTCCACACAATGTACAAAGACGGGGTCCCTGAGGATTCTTTGCTTCTTCGTATTCCTTGAGACGCTTTGCTTCAATCTTATCAGATTCTGCCTTTAAAATATCCGCTTTTATGGCATCTTCTGATTTGACTGGTTCAACCATCCCCTCTTCTTTAATCTCATCTGGACTATCCGCTTCTAACAATTTTTGAACTTCCCATACTTTTTCATGTCCTGGCAGTAATCTTACTTTCCCTGGATGATCCAACCATCCTCCAGCGTCTGCTTGGTCAAGTTCTTCATCGGTTTTACATAACTTATCAGGGAAGTCTCGATGAAATCTCCATGCAGGCGCCCTCAAGAAAGTTGGTTCTATATGAACGGATGGTTTTGGTTCAGGCACTCCCGATCCCAGAAGGATATTTTGTGATACCATATATTCTCCTTTCGCATGACCTTTTGAGTTAAGATTTAACGGTCGGCTATAGCACCGTCGCTTCACAAAAATTAAAATTATCTCCCTGTTGGACTTATGTGCCTATGGCAATCCAATCTATAGCACTCCAGGGAGTGGTAGAGGATATTGGAGTAACATCAGCCGCACCGGTAGGTTTATATGTTTTAATATAGATTGATCCAGCCGCAGGTGCTCCAGCTTGGTTGCCAATGTCGGCTGCTACAAACATACAGGTCAATGTAGGAGCGCCCTTTAGGGATGCTACTGCCGCTACTACAGTAGCTAATCCAGTTACAACTGTATCGCTTTCAGATACTGGAGTTATAGTCCCCCGAGCAATTTTATAACCAGCAGCCACACCTTGAACTAAAAGATTAATCTCTGCTGCGGAGGCTGTAACGTCATTCATCACTGTTTGGATGGCTGGAATAATGGTTACTCCTGCAACCTTTAACGAACCATTCAACTCAACTGAATTCGGTATTTTTACTGTTTCTGCTTCATTTTCTAAAACTCTATCTAAATAGCTCATATTTCACCTCTCGTTTTACGCCTTCCCTTCCCCACAACAGGGAAGGGAAGGTAATTAACAGACAGATTATCAAAATTTGACATATCTCTTACCCGAATAATCTTACTGCCAACTCTGGATACAGGGTTTTGGTGCCGTAAAGAACATCTAAACGAATGATCTCCTCATCTGCATCAATGTCGTATTGCTTGACTACCCGACAACTAATTCCAGCTTCAGGGTCGGTTTCTCTTGCACCCCATACACCGGACGGCATTTCGATAGGAACGGTAACGAGTGCGAAAGCCGTAGGATGATAGACGAGGTTCTGTGGATAGGCCGTATCCTGCGTACCCAAAAAGGTCAAAGCCGCCGTGGTTAAAGGAACTGCATTAACCGTCTGGTATGCACCTGCCACTTGAATCTTCGGGGAAATAGCGATTGTCATATCTGCGCCGGTATCAACGTTATCTGCCGTAACCGTAAACTGTCTTAGGACGCCAGTAGATGCACCTGACATGGGGTTCACTGCATAAACTCCAGCAATCGTAAATACGTCGCCCTTTTTTACGGTATTAGACCCACTCCATCCATTGGTCACGATAGAAGTGGCGCCATCCGCTGTAGTTCCATTCATCAAGGGTGTTGCACCTGATGTAAAATGTCCAGTGGTATGGCGTACCACATTCTGGTCTGTGTAGAGGTTTAGGTTGGCAATCTGACCAAGCCATCCTTTGGTTATAAGATCCTTTGCCACGTTCTGTGCGAAAGTACCTTTGAGGCCATCAGCAAGTGCCCAGTTTGCGGCAGGGTTCAGGATACCTACACGAGTATCGGATGGTACAGATTCATCGTCAAGTCTTTGCTGTGCATCACCGAGAACCTTAAATGTCGCAGGAGTTGTTCCTGGGGTTCCAGCGGAATTGTAAACATCCACATACAAAGCACATAGATCAGCATCAATCTGGTTTGCCAGTGCTAGGGCAGCCGGTGTAATGTAACGTTTGCTGTAATCTTCGATGGTCGTAGTCAATGCAACAGAACTAAATGCCCATGAAACATGTGCCTGAGTAGACATCACGATAGAAGTACTTGGTTCAGCCAGGTTGACGTTACTACGTGCCTGTGCCTTGGCAGCTCTGAACTTATTTGGTTTGCGAACCGTGATGGTAGAACCAACCTTCACAAATTCGTTTTTATAGGCAGTATGGACATGCCTTGCCATTGCCATACTATTGACTAATTGCATCAATGTTTCTTTAGCAATGATTGTTGGGGTTAAAAGCACATTTGTTGAAGCCATGATATTTTCTCCTTGTAAGATTTCAGGCAAGAAAACTCCCTGATTTATCTAGGAGATGAATTGCCTGTCTCTTTCTTAAAAGATTTTGCTCGACATCTTGCGCATCTTTTGTTATAGTTAAAAAATGGTAGGGCAGGAACTGTCCAAACCATCCAAACGCTCAGGGAGAGGCGGTGCTTCAAGGCCCCTCGCTGAACTGAGAAGCCCCTCAATTTATTGAGGGGAGCGTTCACTTTTGTTTTTCACGCCATGCCCTGTATTCTCGTGGCGTCATATTACTAGGATCTTGTTCTGTGATCCCAGTAGTTTTCACTGGAGTTATAGGTTCAGGCGCATTAGTTATTTTTTTTCTAGGTGGCGGAGCATTAAGTCTCGCCACTATTTTACCTAATTCATGAGCGGCCTTAAGTGGCGGAAGCTCCGCAATGTCAACGGATTCATCAGGGTGTTTCCCAAGATAATATAAAACATCTTCAGCGGTATCGGAAAAGAGTAATGTTTCAATCATTGCTTCAGAAATCTTGACATCTTTATTAAGGACGAGTTCAATAAAATCAGGGTATTTTTTGCGCCCTTTTTCCATATTTTTGTCAAGTTCTCGATAGATTTCATCAATCACTGCCTTTTCGTCTACCGTTGCCATCTCCTTTGAGACTTTTTCGCTTTCTGCCTTAAACTTTTGTTCAATCTTCCAGTCACTGACAGCCTCAAGGTAATCGAGGTCGGTTTCAAAATCTTCCTGTTTTGGTTTGCCTGTTTGTGGAATAACACTCTTGGCTGCTTTTAACTCTGTTTCAAGTTCAAGGCGTTTTGTACGTTCCCAGTCACGTTCTCTTTCTGCTTCACGCCGCTTTTTAGTCAACTCGTCAATCCGTTTCTGGACTGCATCTTTCTCTTTTGGTTTATCTTTAACCTTTAAAGGCAGAGTTTCTTCGGAAGTTTCCTCTTTAGTAGGTTCTTCTTCCTTCTTCTCTGTTTTGGAAATGACCGTGGTTTCCTCTTCTTCTTTGTCGGTCTTCGCTACTTTGTCCACACTTTCCGGAAATACTGTTATTGTCGTCTTGGAAAACTCAGATGGATCATCAACCTCATTTACCACTCGTGGAACTATGCTTACGTCTTCTACTTCTTCCTGTGTTTCGATAATTTCTGCTTTCATATATGCGAACCTCCTAAGTTCGATGCCCGAAATTTCGTTCGGTAAATGTTCCCCGCCTTGTAGGCGGGGCTTCTAAGCTGAAGCTAAACTCTGCATTCCCAGAGCTAAAATATACTTATCTCAGGGAAAACTGTCTCTTTTTTTGCAACGTTATTGCAACAGTTGCATTTCTGCAACGTTTTAAGAGACAGTTGGGGACATTCTCCTGAGATAATCAATGCTTTTGGCATTGTTACTCATTCCTGGAAACCTACCATAAGAGAAAGCGATTAAGTTGGAAAGTGTAGGAAAAGCATTCAGTCTATATCGGCAAGTGAATATCGGATCACCTATCCCGCCGTCGGCTATCGTTCAGGTTTCGATAGCAACCTATAGTGAAGTCATCTCTTCTGTTCTGCCGTTTAAGTCCGTCCCCAAAGACCGAAAAAATGCTTTTTACCATCTCATACCGTGTTTGTATTTGTAGAGCGGGAAACTATGGCAGCACGGGATCGAAAACCCGCTAAAAATGTTAATGGAGAAGATTCTATTCATTCATCCTCATTGCTTTGTATTCCTTCATAGACATATCCTCTGGTTTCTTTTTCTTTGCTGACTCAACAGACACTTTTTCTATTTGTATACAGACGCTATGTCTATCTTCCCCACCTTGTCTTTCTGACATCCTGACTTCTACTACAGAACCCTCACCCTGGACTAAAACTTTATCACCAATGTTCAGGTTTTTTAAAGAAGCCATTTTATCCACCTGCTCTTTTTCAAAATCCAGTCTGAGACCATAAGGCCACTGTTCTTGATCGTCGGTGGACGGCATGCCTTCTTTTTTCAGTTCCTCTTTTGTCTTTTTTGGCAACTTTATATCAACTAGGTTCATTATTTCTTCTCCTTTTTTTTTCTTCTCCTTTTTTTCATCCTGGCTTTTGCCATTCTAAGAACGCCTTTTGATGATCCCATGACAGCATCTCTCAAAGCATTACCTGATTTCGCAGGTTGGCCCGTAGGTCTCCAATCAGAATGTTCTACGGCTCTTAAGAGATTGGCTTGCCGTTCGGCTTTTTCCTTTGTCGTGCCTTTACTTTTAACACCCGAAGGTGTGCTTACCCTATAACCATTTACTTTTTTGATCTTTACTGGCATTAATCCTCCTTAATCCTTAAACGGGCTTTGGCCTGCCCCTATACGTTGCCTTGCGTGTTCAATCGCCTTGTCAAAAATACTCTGGGTTGGCTCGTTACCTTCAAGAAGATGGATTACTTCGGATTCATCAAGCGTAGGGACAAGTAGGGGAATAAGCCTTTCCTGTCCATCGAAGTTGACACCTATGGAGATTTCTGTGGCTTCCTCACCGGTGGATGTAGGAAGCGGTCCCAACCATCCACTACCCTTTGGGGTTCCATCTTCTCGTAAACCATAATTGGGAATTACGGTTCCATCTGACTGCGGAATAATTACTTCTGGCCCTTCTTCTCCCACCAGAGGTTGATCTTCTTTTACCAACTCACCCTCGACCCTTCCCGGAACTTGGACTGGTGTTTCCTGTCCTTTGATAATCTTCATCTGATTATCTATCTGTAATCCTTCAAGTTTCGCCTTTTCCTGTTCAACCTTTATCTGAAGTTCTTCCAGTTTCAAAACTGCTTCTTGCATCTTTGCTTCCAATAATGGGTCGGGGGGAGAGGGAGGCGGCATTTGTAGTTGAGGAGGAGAGGTTTTGTCACCACGTTCTGCTGCTTCCCGGGCTTTTTTTTCTTTTATTTCAGGTGGAAGTAAAAATTCAAGTCTCTCTGCCATTTCATCGGCACCTGGCCAATCCATTGATTTCGCATATAAATCTCCGATCAAAGGCGCTGCCTGTGGATAATACTGTATAAACTCTGACATTGACTGTCGGGCTTCAGTTCTCTGGGTAGTAAAGGATGGTCCAACAGTTACAACAACATCGTAAGTACCTATGGATAAATCATTAAAAATTCCGCCTTGGGGAAGTTCAACATTAACCTCTTTAAATTTCTGTAATCCGCCTTCCAACCCCAATCTAATAATTCGTTGTGTATCCAGAATTCCTGGTGCAATATCTACTAAAACACGACCCAGATGTTCGATAGACCGTGCAAGGTTATCAACAAAAGCGAAAGTTCCAACATCACCTTCTGTTTTTCGCTCTCTGATTGCAACTCCTGACCTTTCATTACTTGGCATCCCAAGTGAGGCTTTTTGTAACCCCATAGTATCCCTGATCTCCTGATCAGCCATTTGTATCTTTGACACCATAGCTGTGGATACTTGCGGTGGGGCTTCACGGCGAGGCCAACCAGGGGCTTTTTCATCAGTGTTTACCAATAGATATGGGAAATTTTTTCGATGCGCTTCTTTCCACTGTCCTTCGTGGCCAGCTACTTGTTTTGGCGTAGCAAGATAGGGAGTCTTGGGGGCTAAGGCTACTTGCTCAGTATCCAGACTGGTAAAATAATTATACATCCTTTGTGGGTCTTTAGCATTTCTAATTAATCCCCTAATCTTTCGTTTACCTCCGACATTAAGTTCTTTCCCCCAAATGGGGATAACAGGGATATATTTCTTCCCAACCCACTCCTTTTCATCCAGTATCTTATTCCCTGATAAAAGATACCATTTAATAGTATAACCTTTAGATGTACGTTTATTAATATAAAGGGGGGGTTCGTCACTTTTAATTGCTTTCCCACCACCTGGAACTTTATCGTCGATACTGCCATCTTCTAACTGATAAATTGTTTTAGTAAAAGGTTCTTTGACAAAATATTCGGCAAGTCTGACAGTGTTTTCGGTACACCAACCTTCTATGAATTGACTGTCTGCCTGGTTAAACGGCATAGGATCGTGCTTGTATGTTTCCTTGAATTCTTCCCTATCCATATCGGTGATAATGAAACAATACTGGGCATCTGAACAATCGTATTCCGAATGTTTCCCCCAATAAACGGCAAGTGCATTATCAATTTTTTTAATACGGGCATCTTGGTCGAATGAATCATTGTCAACAAATTCTGTGATAACCCTCATAGCTCCATACCCGCAAGCCACTGCATGTTCAAAACCGTGATCTATCGCAACATCTGCTTTAGATACTTGCTGAACATGCTTAATCCAACCTCCCAATATTTCAGCTATGGCAGGATCGGCTTTTGAATCTACGGGTATGACCTTAATTGAAGGACGATTCATGCGTTGATCGCCAACAACTTGGTCAATAAAAGTAGGCATCTTGTTTGTGGTTATACAAGGTCTGCCGTCTGCTTCTCGTTCTGTGCGAATCTCTGCTGGCCACTGAGCTCCTTCAATCCCGATAAATTCTAAATCCTCTAAGGCTAGACGACGATTTTCGTAGTCTTCATCCATTGCCTTTTTAAGACGATCACGGACTTCTAAAAGTATTTTTTGCTCATGGGCAAAGGCATCATTTTCAAAATCGATGGATTCTTTTTTCTTTTTTGGCATTAATTTATCCCTGGCGTGAAATCATTTTTTTATGTTTTTTTTACAGTATTCTCTTCTTTTTTAAGAATGTCAAGATTTTTCTATAAAACTATTAAAGTTTATTAATACATCGAGAACGCCCTAAATGTGGATGTATTGATAAACATAATCGAAAAACCCAAAGTCTATTCTTCTGTGTAAATTGCGGTTTCTCCTCAATCGCTGATTACATCGCTGCGGTTAATATCAGCCGCGGGGTATCCGTCAACATGCCGAACGTCACCTGCTTTAGCACGTGGTAAGACAGGAGAGTCTTGGTCATTTCTATTATGTCGGGACATTTATTAAGCAATCAAGATAAGTCCATCTTCAGCATAATCGTATGTCTCTTTATCACTTAATTTAACCTCATAACTTGTATGTTGATATTTACCATCACCTTTTTTGGGCAGAGTTTTACGCCAATGATCCATATCTTCGCCAGAGGGATACATAATATGAATCTGAACTACTGTTCCCATTCTACCGTCACAGCATTTGACTTTATTTCCAGGTTTAAACTTTGTTTCCCACATATAAGACATACTTACCTCCTTTGTTGAAGATTAATGAAGCTATCACGTTCGCGCCTTTCTCTTCTTCGTCGTTGCCGCCCTTTTGCATCGCGTGACGGTTGTGGCATAGTTGGCAAAGACCAGCCAGATTCAAAAGGCTTGACGCTTCCGGCCTGTCATCATAAACGTGTGCCGTCGTTAGGACTACTATGCTTGCGGTTACCGGGTGAGGCTCTCCGTGCTTTGCACCACACCATTCACACCTGCCTCGTCCCCGCGGACAAACCGGACGAAGTAACTGCGCTTCTTCCAGTCCTTTGGGTATCTGTCTCTATTTTCTGGTCGTATCGGGGCATATAGCCCTCGCTAACAATGTCACTCCAGCGGACCCTAAAGCGCCGCTGATCTCTGCGTTAGAATGACGAATTGTTTGCCTAAATCCGCACCACTTACACCAAAGTTGTGTATCACCGTCTGGATAAATAGGCGGGGCATAGTGTAGATTATAGTGGTGTGCAATTCTCATTACTAATCTATAAA